ATCACCGCCCTAAAAAATTTCGTCGCTTCGCTCGAAGCACATCTTGTAACATCTTCGTTCCTCAGATGACAATCTGTAGCTTCTCGCTCCGCTCTATCCGCTCTACTGGCTCCTCATACGCACCGCTCCTACGAAGCCGAGGCGTCTCGGCACACGCCCAGATTGCTTCGGGCTATCGAGTGGTATCGCCCCAGCTCTTTTCGTGCGCTTCGCTTAATAATTTTCTTTCTTTCTTACTTACTATACAAAATGTCCAAGGTAGCACGGGCAAAGACATACTCTCGTCCCTCGAGCATCGCTGGCAACTGTCTGTAGTGCCCTTGTCGTACGTCGGAGAACAAGTCGCTCCACTACTTCTCCACTACGCTTCGTCGTAGCTCCGCTTTGTTGTTACTTAAGCCTCCTAGTACGCCCTTGTCACACATGCAGTATTGCCGACTGCACATACTTCTAGTCACTGACCCTCAGCTTCGCTAAACTATCACCGCAGTAATGTATGTGTAGTCTCGTTACGATGTGTTGCAAGCAATTGATGTAAACAAACGGACAGCCTTCGAGTACTTAGGATACAGTGGTCTCCTAAGTAGTCTAGTCTGTAGCCCTTTGTTGACATGATTGCTCGGTCACCTATCGGTCAACACATCTACTCAACTACATCTTATTAGTTTGCGGTGCATCTACGATTCGGGTTCCGACAGAAGTTGGGTCTTTTATATCCGTGCCTATTTAGGGCTTTTGTAACAGTAACCAACAAACAAGGAGATAATAATGTTTAATAATACTTATGTTAAACTAATGCTACACCTAATACATATGTCTGATAAACTGGGTATTGACCCAAACACTAAATACAGCCCATGCTTAGCGTTCTACAGATTCATTGACAAAACACATGGTCTTAAACTAGCCGAACAAACTTGGTACGACGCTTACCAAATCTTCACAGAACAATTCATGGATGAGGTGTCAAATGTTTAATAATACTTATCCACTTGACCATATAATTCAAACAGAGTGGTGGTCAGAACGTATCACCGACGGTGACATGCGTGGTACTCGTGACCATTACATTGTTCTACGTCACAAACCCAACGACTACATGCAATACGTTGTACACACAGGGTACAAAAACAGTCCTGAACATGGTTACTGTAGCGGTGACTACTATGTCAATTTTATGGACGCACTTGAAGGGTTTGCAAAACGTGCTAAACTCAAAGGGTTCACTCGTGCTGGTAGTCCACATCTACCAGACCTTGAAAGAGATTTAGATGTAGCTCAAGGTGAGTTACACTACCAACAAGATAAAACTAACATATAGGAGTAATACAATGACATACGTAACACACACAGATGGTCAGTCCATCGACACGCACGTTCGCAGTTCACGCTTAGTGGACGTTAATAAAATGCTAATGGGTAAAGGTAACCGCCTTAACTCTCAACAACTATCACAGTTGGAAACTCCGCCTAGCACACGGACTCACGTGCCTATACCACATAGCGTACTGGTAGATATGCTTCGCCATATCGCTATGGAAAATGGATTGCGAATCCTTCAGGAGGCTCACCTAACTGACCATGACAACAAACGTTACTTCGGTTTATTCCAAGTCTCGGGTGGTAACGAAGACCTTGCAACAATGCTTGGTCTACGTAACGGTCACGACAAGGTAATACCTGTCGGGTTATGCGCTGGTAACGCACCTACAGTCTGCTCAAACCTAATGTTCAATGCAGAGTTCCTAGCTAAAGCTAGACATACTCTCAACGTATACTCGACGGTATACGAACGTATGAAAGAGCTTGTAGAACGAGCACAAGCTAAACTTGCAAACCAATGGAAAGAGATTGAGAACATGCAAAACGCTTACGTCTCTAACGCATTTGGTGATGCAATCATCTGGGATGCTGTCAATGCAGACATCGTCACGCTCAAACAAGCTCACCGTACACGTGAACAGTGGCGTTCGCCAGAACATGATGAGTTCATACCTCGCAATGCGTGGTCATTGCAAAATGCGTTTACCAACGTGTTTCGTGACGAGGCTAACCGACACACTCACCTGACTCGCACAACGCAACTCAGACGTTTGCTTGATAAAGAATTCAAGTTTAAAACATCTGACATATATTCATAACTATCTGCGATACAAACCTTGTGGTGCTTTAGGTTAACCACATGTTTTTAACACTTAACCAAAGGAGTAACACATGGATTATTATGACCAACCCCGCAACACACTAGAATTCAACACAAAAGATGTTGAAGCATTATGGACTATGGCTTCGCTTATCAGAGCCTTTCAAGTCGAAGCAGTCGAATTCGAGATAAGACGCAGTAAAAGCGTGGTAAACCCACACACCGTCGAACTAAGCATCGCTACGGTACAAACGGAGAACAACACATGACAAACCTAATGAATACTAAAGCAGTTCGTAATGCACTACGTTATTACGGTAAACTTGTCCGAGATGACAAAGTTGTTATCAACGACGCAACACTCAAAGAAGTCAACAAACTCTTCCATGTAATACTTATTCACATGGTTCATAAGCAAGATGGAGAAGCCAAGACACTCAAAATATGTGACTGGTCAACGGATTGTATCCGTATCGGTCATGACGTGTTTGACAGCTACGCCCGTGACAAAGACATCACAGCTCTCAATGAAGAGTTCAACGAAGAAGGTATATAATGTACTACAGAATATATATTGAAGAAGTATATGAACTAGAAGCTAAGTCACTTGAAGACGTTCACGATATTATTATGAACCAAGACCATGACGACAGATGGAAATCAAAAGCCCACTTCGTTGGTGATTCAATAACAATAAATGAAGATAAGGAGATTGAATGAAAACTATCACCGAACTCAATAAACTAACAGGGGGGCTTTCGAGCCCCTCCAAAATGCCTTGTCATTCTTTCAGCCTACCTGCGTCTAAATGCAAACGTGGTGCTGA